AATGGAAAAAATGGAACTGCTACTACTATGACTAGCTCTACTGAAATACCTCCTGTTCAAGCGCCAGTATTTACGGAAGAAGCAACTCCTTCAATTGAAGAACGAGTAGAAGAAACTAAACAGAGAATAAAAGAAAAGGTTCCTGATGTAACCTTTATGAAAGAAGTGAAACCAGACGTAGATTATGTTATAATTAATGGTACAGTGTATTACAATACGAAAGGAAAGACTGATGGATGAAATTTTCTTAGAAGAGAATCCTAAGTTATTAGACACAGACGTAGTTCCTAATGAGGATGCTCCAGAAGAAGTTGATGCTAATATTCTTGGAACTGTTCCTTATTCCAAATGGGGAAACCCTTGGTCTTCAGGATATTTTAATGAATATGTAGTAAGAGTTAGTTTTATGGGAAAAAGTATGCTTTGGCATAAATGGGCAGTTGTTCCCTTTATGAATGTGCAAAAGAAACTTGTTGCTGAAGGTTTTGATACTAGTTATCATTGGGAAGTTATGTATACTTATAGCAAAAGATATATTGCTGGAACACACCAGACTAGTAATCATGCTTTTCCAGTAGCTATAGATATAAATCCTAAGCAAAATCCAATGCGTTATGATAACAAATTAATAACAGACCTTCCTCCTAGAATTGTACAGATTTTTAAAGAAGAAGGTTTTAAATGGGGTGGAACCTATGTTCATGTAAAAGACACTATGCATTTTGAATATCTTGGTGAACCAGTTAAAAACTATGATTATAGAAGAACCTTATCATTAAAAGAACCAATGATGAAAGGAAAAGACGTAACCGAAGCGCAAGATTTAATGAAATATTATGGATACAATATAGCTGTTGACGGTACATTTGGTAAACAGACCGATGCTATGGCTCGTTCTTTTCAAGCTAGTAAAATGCTTACAAGCGATGGGATTATCGGTACTGTTACTTGGACTGAGTTATTAGCTAAAAGACCAGATAGAGTTCTTAAAAAAGGTCTAGATGGTAAAGATGTTCTTTGGGTACAAAAAGTGCTATACAAAATTGGTGTTACAGTTGGTTGGACAGAAGATGACCTTGATGGTAAATTTGGAAGCAAAACCTTAGTGGCGGTTGAAGCTTTTCAAACCCAAAATGGTCTAGAAGTAGATGGCATAGTTGGAGCTAATACATGGAAAATGCTTCGTTATAAGTCTAACTAATTTTGTCGATATATACTATAGACAGCACCCGAATCGTTACGCCATAAACAACAGGTTGGAACTTGGGCGTTTAACTAAGGTGCAAGAGGAACGAAGCGAGAACCTCTATAAAAACTCTCCAAGAGCCACTCAAAAGTAGTGGCTCTTATTTATAGAAAGGAGACTCAATTGAAGAAAGCGATAATTTCAGGATTAACAGGCCAAGACGGTTCTTATTTAGCAGAAAATCTATTAGATAAAGGCTATGAGGTTTATGGGATAGTTAGAAGAGTAAGCACTCCAAACTATAAAAACATTCAACAGTTATTAAATGAACCACATCTTCATTTGGAAGAAGGAGACATTACTGATTTATCTTCTCTAATACGACTTTTTAATAAAGTCAAACCAGATGAAATTTATAATCTAGCGGCTCAATCTTATGTTGCAATTTCATGGGATGAACCAATTCATACTAGTAACACTACTGGAATAGGAGCGTTAAATGTATTTGAATCAGCAAGGCAAACGTGTCCAGAAGCCAAAATCTATCAGGCTAGTTCTAGTGAAATGTTTGATGGTATTACTTTTCCTCAGACTGAGCAGACACATTACAAACCAAGGAGTCCGTATGGTGTTTCAAAGCTATTTGCACATGAAATGGCTAGGATATACAAAGAGTCTTATGGAATGTTTATTTGTTGCGGCATCCTCTTCAACCACGAATCCCCCCGCAGGGGAATTGAATTCGTCACCCAAAAAATCGTTGACACCATAGTTAGACAAATTTGTGGCGAAGATGTTGTATTAGAACTAGGTAATATGGAAGCTAGAAGAGATTGGAGTCATGCTGCGGATATGGTAGAAGGTATGTGGTTGATGCTTCAGAATGATAAGCCAGAAAACTTTATTTTAGCATCTGGTGAAACACATTCTATTTTTGAATTTGTTAACACTGTGTACAGCTATTTCGGGATAGATATTATCTGGATTACTAAGGATGACTTACCAATTGGATATGATTTAGAAGGAAAGGTTTTAGTTAAATCTGTCGATAAATACTACAGACCTAATGAGGTACAAACTCTATTAGGAGACTCTACTCGGGCGAGAAAAGAGCTTTGTTGGATTCCAGAATTTAATTTCCAAGCTCTTGTTGTCGATATGATAGTAAGTAAATTAAATGAATATACCCATAATTTTTAAGCAAAGGGGGTGAATTAATTGGCCGCTACAATGAGCGTGAAAGAAGTTAATGGTGGTGCTACTCCTGTAGCTACTACCGTAACTAATGTGCGTTTTTGCACAGATGATGATTATAACCCTGGCACAGACTATCCTATGGTGAAGCCTGACCCAGCAGGTACAAATTATAGCTTTAAGAAATCTATTTATCTTAATGCAGATACTTCTCCTACTGGTACTATTAATAACATCAAATTCTACACAGATGGTACTATTGGATGGACTGGTGTTGTTGTAGAAGGTGCTGTTGCAGATGCATATACTGAGCCTGAAGGAACACAAGGTACTTCTGGTAATGATGAAGGTTTGAATACGGATATTGCAACCTATACTTCTGCTTCTCCATTATCTATGACTGGTTCTATAAGTAACCCCGATACTGGTAAAGTTAGTCAGTATCTTGAAATGCAAGCAGTTGTTTCTGATAGTGCCGTTGCTGGTGCGTTGGCAGCAGAAACTTGTACGTTTAGATACGACGAAACATAAGAGAGGTTTAAATGCCATATAATGCATCATTAGCTAGAACGCTAATAGAAAAATATGGCCGAGAAAAGGCTATGGAAATTTATCATGCTATGGAGAATGAAGGGAAACCGGCATTCAAAAAAGGCTTAAAAACAGCCACAAAAGAAGGTCATTTAACTAAGACTTTTCCAAGAGGTAAAAGAAAAAAGAAAAAATAATATAGGAAGAGAGGCTTATCAATGAAATGGGTAGCCGTTTATAACGATGAAACGTTTTTAGCACAATTTAATAGTGACGGTTCTGAGAATCGTTATGCAGATATACAAAGGGACAAGCTTTCTCACTTTGCTATGCTTAGTGATGAAAATAAGCTTGTCCTTTCTGTTGAATTTGAACGTCCTTCCCAAAAACTCATTTATCGTAGAAGAACATTCATGGATTTAGTAGGAAAAATTAAAGGTGTGGTTTACCTTGTTGGTTGGCATGAAAATATAAATGGAAAATCAATCAAGGTAATCAACTATATCTATCCTAATGGAAAGATTGTTCTTGCTGGTGCCAAAGATGATTTAGAATTGATAGAACAGGAGTTCTAATGGCCTATTTCTCTGCCACAGGGGGTACTAAAGAAGTACACGGTGAATATACAGTTCATATCTTTACTGAAGATGGTACTTTAGTATGTACTGGTACTGCTGAAGCTGAAGTTTTAGTTATTGGTGGTGGCGGTGGTGGAGGAAGTCGTGATAATGCTGCTACTGCTGGTGGTGGTGGTGCTGGTGCTTTATTAACTGGCGCACAAACATTATCAGGAAGTATGCCAGCTACAGTTGGTGCTGGTGGTGCTGCTGGTGTAGGATATGGTAGAGGAACTAAAGGCGAAGATAGTGTATTTGGAGATTATACCGCAGAAGGTGGCGGTGGTGGCGGTAGCTATTTAAATACAGAAAATCATGGTGGTGATGGTGGTTGTGGTGGTGGAGGTTATCAAGCTCATGGTGCTGGTGGTGCTGGAAGTGTAGGATATGATGGTGGTGCTGGATGGTTTGAAGGTGATATTGAAGGTGGTGCTAGTACTAATGCTTCTGGTGGTGGTGGTGGAATGGGTGGTGCTGGTGAACAACCCGGTAATGGTGGTACTACAGATAGATGGGCTGGTGATGGTGGAGCAGGATTAGACTCAGATTTTATTGAAGAAGGAACTTTTGTAGGATATTGTGGTGGTGGCGCTGGAAATGCGTTTGACCATGATGGTGTAGCTACTCATGGTGGTGGATATGGTGATACTGATGAAGAAACAGCTTATGGACAACCTAATACTGGTGGTGGAGGTTCTGGTGCAGGAAATGGTAGTGACCCTCCATATGATAATCCTGGTAATGGTGGTTCTGGACTAGTTGTTGTTAAATATAAAACTTTACAACCGCCTACACTTTCTATTTCCGCTTCTGATGGTGATGTAACCTTAGATTGGGAAATATAATGTCTAAAAGAGAGAGGGTGAGTTAATGGCAACTACTTATCATGTAGATTATCTACTAGGAAGTGCAAACTATGATGGTTCTACATTGGTACAGCCTCATGGTATTATTGATGAATATTTAATTCTTTTTGCCGGTTCTGTTGGAGCATCTTCTTTTACTGTTACTCCCCCAGCAAACTTTACAGAAAGATTAGATTCTGCTGATGCTGAAACAGCATATACTTCCTTTTTTGCTGATATGTATTCTTATGCAGATATAGCTCAAACAGATGCAACATTAAGTGGTACTGCTACACAAAAAGGGGCTTTTTTACTCGCCTTAAAACCTGCTGGTGCTACTCCTATAGCTCTTGTAAACACTAGTATAATTGGAGAAGCAGACCAAAGTGTTGATGCTGCTGCTCCTGCTGATATAGCTGATAATGATATTATGATTGCTTTAGTTATGGCTTCTGGTGGTGCAGTACCAACAATAACCCCTCCTGCTGGTTGGGCTGTAATAGGCTCTCTTACACCAACAAACACAAGAATTTCTATTTATTGGAAAAGATGTTCTACTGAAAGTGGTACATATACATTTAGTCACAATAATGCTACTACTCCTAAAATGCAAGTAGCTATTATTGCTTATAGAAATTGTATTACTACAGGAAATCCATATGATACCTATTCTGCTACTGGTTATGTTACATCTAATACTACATTAAGAGCACAGGCTATAACTACAACTAATGTAGCTGGACCTAAAAACACAATTCCTACTTGCACAGCGGGAGATACAGTTAAATTTGCTAAATCTCCTGACCCAGTATCTATTGATGCAGCCGCAACTTGGACACATAATAGTGCTACAATTACATTATCTAGTGCTTTAACTTCAACCTTACATCTTTGTAATAACGAAGGATGGACAGCACAAGCTAATATTACTAGAGCATATACTACTAGTTATAGAAAAGAAGGTTCTCATGGATTAGAATTAACTCCTGCTTCTGCTTTTGCTACAGGACAAATGGCATGGGCAGCAACCGCTGAAACAGGAGATATGTCTGACTATGATTGTATTTCATTTTGGTTATATGTTAGTTCTAATGTAGTAGCAAATACAATACGAATTGATTTATTTGAATCGGCTGATGGAACTGGGGTTCCTGTAGATAGCTTTACTCTTCCTTATTTAGTATATAATGATACTTATAATTGTATAACGCTTAAAAAAGATGGTGGCGGTAATTTAGGAGCTAATATAAATTCTATGGCTGTTTACGCATTATTAGACCCAGGTACAATAGTATGGCGCTTTGATAACTTCCTAGCTTGTGATTCAAACGTACTAACTCTTAATACTTTACTAGGTATTGATGGAGCCGCTGTTCCACAAGATTGTTATTATCCAATAAAAAGCATTAGTGGAACTACAGTTATTATAGATGTTGGTCCTGGTGCTAATGGTGTGCTTACAACTACAACGTGGTCAGGCGATACTGATACATATGAAACCTTTGCTATTAATAATATGATTTTTGTACAAACAATGACTTCAACGGTAGACGGTTCAATAGCACCGTATACTCAAGATTTTGATGGTACTGGTATTGCTCCTATAACTTATTTATTTGGCTGTAATACTACTGATAATACTCAAGATGGAATGTCATGGTTTGATGGTGTTTGTGGTTTTGGTAGAGCGCCAATGGACTTCTCCGCTGATTATGATTTTGATTTATCAAACTGGGGAGTAGCACGATTTGGTAAAGGAGGATACTTTTTTTCAGGAGGAATTAAAGTTAAAAACTTTATCTCTGCTGGAAATAACTATGGAATAAGTACAACTACTGGGCCTGTTTATTTAGAAAATACTTTTATTAGTCAAACAAATACTTATCCAGCATATGTAGCAGGACCAATTATTTTTAAAAATGGAAAAATAGTTGGGTGTTTTGATGCTGATACAACTGTCTTTTATTCATCTGTAAATCCAACAGTATTACTTCCAGCAAAATTTATGAATGTTGAATTTAGACATAACACTGGAGAAGTATTTACCGCCAACTCTGGTAATCAAACAAATCTAGAATTTTATAACTGTACTTTTGAAAGTAACGGGGCTGGTTTGTTTAATGGTACAACCTTTTCGTTAACTGGAGTATATAAATTTGACAATTGTATCTTTGATAGTTTTTCCTTCCCGGCAACTGTTGGTGCCTTAGCCTATACAGGAGTTCTTATTTCTACTAATCATAATCAGGATACAGATGACCATAGATTATACTATAGAGAAGGAACAATTTTAAGTGAAACAACTACAAGACATACTGCTAGTGGTATTTCTTGGAAAATGAGTCCTACTGCTTATGGTTCTAGTATATTTCCATTAAGACTATTAGTAGGTCAAGTTGCTGTTAATCCTGGTGCTACTCCTGAAACTATTACTGCTACAGTATGGGTTTATAGAAGCGGAACAACAGTCATTTCTAAATTAACTTGCGAAGCATATCAATGTGGATTAACTACAAAAGTAGAAGATTCTGCCGCTTCTTCAGCAGAATGGGAACAACTTTCTATTGAAGTTGTGCCAACACAAAAGGGCGTTCTTGAATTCTATGTAGAAGTATATGGTAGTGCTTCTGAGTATGCTTATGTTGATGATTTTGCCGTAAGTCAGGCTTAAAATACTATGGCTACGCCAGCAGACAGCAAAGGTCTGGATACAGCCTATATACTAACAGGTGCTTATCACAGAAAAGATTTAACAGGTATTGTTGATGAGCTAGATATTGGCTATATTCAATCTGGCGTGTTTCCTGGTGGAGCGCATTATGCCGATTTCACTACTAGAGATAAAACTTTTACCATTGATGGTATTGTCAAGGCAGTTCTAACTGAGACATTTACCATTGATGGTATTATCTATGCTGATGAAATTCGTATTGAACGTAAGGATTCTGAAGACGCTACTCCTACCTTTGAAGAAATTTATCTTGGACCTTGGGAGGGAGTTGGTGCTACTCCGCTTTCTCAATGGATAGATGAAAATGAAGGTGATTTACTTCCTGGTCATACCTATACTTACCGCGCTAGAAGAAGTACTACATTTGAAGATACAGTTCATTACTCAGAATATTCTAACGAAGTAGTAGTACATATTGGTACTCCTGAAGCTTTTACTATTGACGGTATAATTTTAGAAGTAAAAACTAAGACATTTACCATAGATGGAAATATCTTTGGTATCAATTCTCTTTCTCAATCTCAAAGTCCTCTAGCTGGTGGTGATACCCTAACTATTTATGGAGCAGGGTTTACAGACGCTACTGATGTTACGTTTGACTTTGGTACTGGGCCGATTGGTGCTGCTGATGTAGTTGTTGTTGATGATAACACAATAACTTGTACAATTCCTGCCGCACCTTCTGGTGCAGAAGAATTAACTTTGTTTGTAGTATCTTCTTTCTCAGTTGCTAGTAATGAAGTTCCTTTTGAGTATGTAGCACTATTTGATTTAACTCCTACTATGACTTCTAATACTGCTCCAAGTGGAGAAGCTTGGTCTGATGGTGCGTGGTATGCTGCTTATTTAGCTTTCAATAATTCTACTGTTTTTGAGGATGCTTGGATTAGTGATGGCGCTGGAATGCCAGCGTATTTTGGGTATAATTTTGAGTACCCTCAAACAATCTATAGTTATACTATTACCACACGAAATCGTGATGATGCAAATTATATTGGCGCACTTAAAACTTGGGAATTTAAAGGTTCTGAAGACGGAGAAACTTGGGATTCACTTGATACTCAAACTGATATAACTGATTGGGCATCTACTCCAGGTGGCGTTAAAAAAACATTTACTCTAGCCTCTCCTGCAACATATCAGTATTATTCTCTTTGGATTAGTGCAATAAATGGTAGTGATTTTGCCGCTATTGGTGAAATGGAACTACTTGGTATTAAATTAGTCGTTGAAAAAACATTTACTATTGATGGTTACATAGTAGACCGTAATATTGAGACTGTTACCGTTGATGGTTATGTAGCTGAACGTAAAACTGAACAATTTACTATAGATGGTATTATTGAACTTGGTGTAGAAACTCTTACTAAAGATTTTACCATTGATGGTTATGTGGCTTCCAGAGAAACAGAAACTTTCACCATTGATGCCATCGTTAAAGAAATTCTAACAAAGACAGTTACCATAGACGGTATTATAAAGTCTGTTGAAACTGAACAAGTTACGATTGATGGTATAGTTAAAGAAGTTAACACCAAGACTTTCACAATAGATGGTATAGTAAAAAGCGTAGAGACAGAAACTATTACACTTGACGGTATAGTTAAAGAGGTTCTAACCAAGACAGTAACTATAGATGGTTATGTTCGTGATACTTTAACAAAAGACTTTACCTTAGATGGTATTATTGAAGCAGCGTTCTCTCTTAACTTCTCTATTGACGGGATAGTTCTCTGTGTAGAGACTAAAACATTCACAATAGATGGAATAGTCGTTTCTAGAGAAACAGAGACAGTCACTCTTGATGGATATATTGCAGAACGAAAAACTGAAGAGTTTACCCTTGATGGTGTTATAAAAGAACTTAGCACTAAAACTTTCACACTAGATGGTTATATTGCGGAAAGAACAGTTGAACAGTTTACTCTAGATGGATATATTAGAGATACCTTTACTGAAGAAATTACACTAGATGGTATTATCAAAGAAGTTAATACTGAGGAATTTACTCTTGATGGATATGTTGCTGAGAGAACTACTGAGACTTTCTCTATAGATGGTATAGTAAAGGCAGTTGAAACTGAAACAGTCACTATAGATGGTTCTATTGCTGAACGTAAATCTACACAAGTTACAATAGATGGTATTGTCAAAGAGATAAAAACTAAGACTGTAACTCTAGACGGCTATGTGGCTGAAAGAACAATTGAGCAGTTCACCATAGATGGTATTGTCAAGACAATTGAAACTGAACAGATTACTCTTGATGGCTTTATAGCTGAAAGAACAACTGAACAAATTACTTTAGACGGTATTATCAAAGAAATTAAGACTAAAGCTGTAACCATAGATGGTATTATCCTTGTTCAAAGTACTAAGACCTTTACTATTGATGGTTTAATTGAATCTGCTGGGATTAAGTTCTTCACTATTGATGGTATTGTTCTTGTGCATGATACTCAAATATTTACCATTGATGGAATTATAGTAGATAGACTAACTGAGACAATAACCTTAGATGGTATTATAAAGGAAGTTCTTACTAAAACCTTCACAATTGATGGTCTTATCAAAGAGATTCCTACTAAATCATTTACAATTGATGGTATTGTTAAGGCTTCAAATATAGAAGATTTCTCACTAGACGGATTTATTGCTGAGAGAAAAACTCAAGATATTACTTTAGATGGTATCATCAAGGAAGTCTTAACACAGATTGTTACTATAGACGGTATTGTTGCTACTCGTAATCAAGAACAAATTACTATTGATGGTTTTGTTAAGGAAACTTTAACTGAGCAAATAACTATAGATGGTGTTGTAAAAGAGATACTTACTAAGACCTTTACCATCGACGGTATAATTGAGGTCTATAACACTCAAACATTCACTATAGATGGTTATGTAAAAGAGACTCTTACAAAGGACATAACTCTTGATGGTATAATCAAGCAAATAGTAGAACATACCCTTGACTTAGATGGTATTATAGTCGATAGAAGATATGAGACATTCACTGTTGATGGTTATATTGAAATAATTACTTCTAAAACATTCACCATTGATGGATATATCTCAGTAAGAACTCAAACTACAGTTACTATAGATGGTATAATTAGATTTGATGTAGCTGGATTAACTGGAACCGCAGAATGGAAAAGCTTAGATGGAAAGGCAATATGGAAAGACCTTACTTTAAGCGCAGAATGGGAAGAATTGACGGGGAAAGCTACCTGGAAAGATTTAAAAGGAAGCGCCGTTTGGAAAGAACTTATAGGAAAAGCAAACTGGTAAAAGGAGGATAGATGCCTATAGTAACTAAAAAACCTACTGGTGGAAAGCTAGTATTAGGACGCGACCATAAACTAGATTGTGTTCTGACCTGGAATGATGGAACACACCCAAATACAGACACAGATGTTGATGTTTATTATGCAACAATTAAAGCTTTAGATAGTGATGCTGATGAAGATGCTGTTGTAGCTCTTAATTCTGATGATAATGCTGACCAGTTTATTGTTTCAGGAGCAGGAATAACTCCTGCTGATGGAGAAATGACTTTTTGGCTAAAAGCAGCAGACCAAGCAGACATTATTGCAGATACAGTTAAATATTGTTTTGATATTGTTGTTGTTTTAACCGATGGAACTTCGTGGCCGTTTGTACTAGACTATAACCTAGTTTTTGCTCAACCTGCGACTCAGGAGTTAGACTAATGGAACTTAAAACAGGGTTAATAAAATCACCACAAGATAATAGAGATTATATATTAACTGCCTTTTTACCACCTTTGACTGTTACGCTTCCTGAAGAATGGTTAGAATGGCAAAAATGGCAAACTCCTGTTAAATATCAGGCAGGATTAGGAGCTTGCGTTTCATTTGCTACTGATGGTCAAAAAGAAGGATATGATTATAAAGAACTTAATGCTGTACCTGATTTATCTGAACAATTTCTTTATGGAGAATGTAAAAAAATAGATGGAATGCCTAATGTTGAAGGTACTCATTTTCGTGCAGCATTAAAAGTTCTTAAAGATATAGGAGTATGTGAAGAGAAATATTTTCCATATGAAGGAAAATTTCCTCCAAGTGGTTCACCGGCTCCTGGATATCTTGATAATGCTAAAGATTATAAAATTTCTACTTATGCTTCAGTAGGAATTACAAAGGAAGCTATTAAAACTGCGATATATCAAAATGGACCTATTTTAATAGGTGTTATAGCTCATACAAGCTTTATGAAGACTGGTTCTGATGGAATAGTTCAATTTCCATCTGGAAAAGTAGAAGGTGGTCATGCTCTTCTAGTTGTAGGCTATAATAAGCTCGGTTTAGTTTGTAAAAACTCTTGGAGTATTTTATGGGGAAATAAAGGCTACTGTGTAATTCCTTGGGCAGTTTGGGAGATGATAAATTTAGGAGAGGCTTGGTCTATAGTAGATGTGATTGCTAGAAAAAAGCCGTGGACGGATTGGCCGGAATCGGAGCTAGAATTGGGTTGGCTTACAAAAAACTCAGGAGTTCTTAAAGGTTATGAAGATGGAACTTTTAAGCCGTTAAACAATGTAACTCAACATCAAGCGATGACTATAGCAACAAGACTTAATTTTACTCTTCCTATTGTAGAAGATAAACCAACATGGTCAACTTTTGCAACAAGAGGATGGATTCATACTAATTGGCCTCAATATACGTTTTTAGAAGAGCGATGGGATGAATATATTACTAGATATCAGTTTGCTCTAATAATTGGTCGATATATTAAAGAGAAAACGATATCTTATCGTGTGGTGTAGTCAAATAGGAGATTTTTGCAAGCATGAAAAGCTTGAGTGCGCCATGTGTAAAGAATGGGGTCCATATTGGCAGAATTGTGAGGTTTGTGGTAAACTGTTCTATGGTTCAGAAGAGGGAATTTGTGAGGTTTGTTTAGAAGGAGGTTTTTATGGCGAAATTACAACCAATTAGTTTTGAACAGGCTGCTGAAGATATGAGAGAGATGTACGATGAATTTATTATTCACTTTGAGAATAATGAAGCTATTGCTCTTGTGATTGGACTAAATCAAAGCAGGTTTGCAAAATATCTTCCCGAGTTACTCCCTGAATTACCGGCAACACCGTAGGGGGTGGTATAATATGGCAAAGAAGCCAAAACTAGGAACCGGCAAACGCGCAGCGGCAATCAAAGCTAAAGTTGCTGCGGCCTATAAGAAAAAAGGTAAATCTAAAGAAGAAGCGGAACGTATTGGTGGCGCAGTTGCAGGTCAAGCAGGTAGAGCAGCACATGGAAAGAAAAAAATGGCTAAATGGTCTGCCGCAGGAAGAAAAAGAGCAAAAAAATAAATACTCCTATTTAAGAAGGGGGGTGACAAGTGTTAAAGGATTCAAAAAGAGCAAAGGCCAAAGAAAAAAAGGCACAGCCTGAACGTGGTCCAGCTAAGAAGAAAAAGGTTCGTTCTGAGCCAGATAAGGCCAAGCCCAAAGCAGGGGGCTTGCTTTCTGTCGGAGATATTGGTAAAATAGCAGGAGTGCCAGGAAATACGGTGCAGCATTGGAAATACCGCGACCCTAGCTTTCCTGACCCTGTAGACTCCCCCACTTCTGGAGATTTATATAGAAGAGGCGAAGTTATGGCGTGGCTTAAAAAAACTGGAAGGGCTTAAATGAGTTGGGAAGCACAAACACTATTAGCATTAGGATTTATGTGCCTATTTGCGATTGGAGCTATGATACAAACAGTAAGAGTTTATTTATGGAAATCTAAGTACATAGAACTAGTAAAAGCATTAAAACTTGGAGAAGATGATGGGAAGACCGAAGAAAGCAACAGTTGAAGTAACACAAGAACCTAAGCAAAGAGTATCAAGAAAGACAAAAATGGCTCCTGGTCGCCCAACTACTGCTGCGGCAGCTATTAAACTTTTTTGTCAGGAATGTATGAATTTTCAACCGAAATTTGTAAGGGGTTGTACAGACCCAAGATGCCCTCTTTTTGATTTTAGACTAGCAGGGATTGAACCAACAGAAATGTCTGTTAGAACAGGCAAAGGATAGGTCGCTATCTTATTAAATAAGGCCATAAACTTTTCAAGAACAGGCCAGCTTAGTTAAGAAGGAGTTGGGCTACGATTAAAACGTTTTGCCTAGCTTATTAGCAAATAAGGAATTTTTATGAAATTAGCTGTAGTAGGTTCCAGAAGCTTCAAGGACAATTTACAAGCCAGAATTGTTGCCCAAGATATCATCAGAAATAGACTTTTTAATGGTAAAATAACTACGATTATTTCTGGTGGTGCTAATGGACCTGATAAATGGGCAGAAGAAGTAGCAAAGCAATTCAATATTGAAACTATAATCTATAAACCTGAATGGAAAACATACGGAAAAAGTGCAGGAATGCGTAGAAATGTTGACATAATTAGTGCTTCAGACCATGTTTTAATTTTTTGGGATGAAAAATCTAAGGGTACAGCCCATGACATTAAGATAACTCGTAAGCAAAACAAGTCTTACGAGCTTTTTGTTTGGGATAAAAGCGAAAATTGGAGATTATATGAAAGTTTCATTGATTAGTTGTACAGAAAATCCAGAAAAAACTATCGCGGTAGCTGCTAAAACTTGTTATTCTCCTGGAACTACTGAAACATTATGGAATTCTACCCATGATGTAGAAGATTTTTTACAAAAATTGTGTAAAATGAAGCATATGAGTCCATTTGAACATGCAAATTTCACTTTTGGAATAGATGGAGTCTCAAGAGTACTTTTAGCACAACTTACAAGGCATAGAATTGCTAGTTTTTCAGTTCAAAGTCAAAGATATGTTAAATACGATACAAAAACTAAGGATTATCATGAACTTTTTGAGATTCCAGAGGTAATAATCTCAGAAAATAACCATGTATTTGAAAATTATGTAGATGCTTTAGATAAAATTTGTAATGCTTACGAAAATTTAGTAGATATTCTTAAAACAGAGGGGTTTTCTGAAACGCAAGCGGCTGAAAATGCTCGTTATATCTTGCCTGGAAGTATGAAAACTAACCTTGTTATGACCATGAATGCGCGAGAATTGATGCACTTTTTCGAATTAAGGTGCTGTAATCGCGCTCAAGACGAGATTAGACAACTTGCTTGGACTATGTTACACTTGCTTAAAGAAGAATTCCCGGCTATTTTTAGTAATTGTGGGCCTTCTTGCTTGACTGGTGAGTGTAAGGAAGGAGAAATGACTTGCGGAAAGCCTTATGGAGATACTTTATTTTAAGAAACCTATGTGGAAGGGAGTAATATGCCTACATATATGTTTATTTGTACTAAATGTGGAAGAATTCAAGAAATATCCTCTACCTATGAAAGACTAGCTGAAATAGAAGAAAAAATCAAGTGTGATAGATGTGGAAGTGAAGTAAAACGTAAATTAGCACCTTTTGTAACCCATTTTAACTATACAAGGGGAAAATAATGCCCTATATTAAACAAGAATTAAGAAAAGATATAGATGAAAGGCTTAATCCGTTAATTCAACTTCTAGATTGGTGTGAAAATGATGAAATTGATGGAGTTATGAATTATGTAATTACTAAAATCATAAGAAGTCAGTATAATAACGGTCATTATGGAGAATATAATGCTGCTGTTGGTGTCCTAGAGTGCGCTAAACTGGAACTTTATCGTAGAGCTATAGCTCCTTATGAGGATATAAAAATTCAAGAGAATGGAGATGTATAATGGGCAAGGATTTATTTGATTTGGTGTATGATTTACTTGACTATGTGGCTATAAAATATGGAGTTACATCTTATGATGAATTTACTTGTAAGCAAATTAGAGCATTAGCCGAAGAAATTAAGTATTTTGAAATAGCGCCGATAGAATAAATTACTACTGCGGGTGGGAGGTATGGTTATCTCAGAGGTTTCATAAGCCTACGAAATGGGTCCGATTCCCATACTCCGCTATCTCTCTTGTGGTAGCTGCCAAGACTACATTCAAGAGCGCATTTGGTAGGTGTGCGAGAACACATAACGTGCAGTTTTAACCTTGGCAGAGGGGAAAAACTCACGATGTACCTACCATATTTGCCGCCATAGCTTACCGGGTAAAGCAGGGGTTTTGTAAACCTCAGTACTGGGTTCAAGTCCTAGTGGTGGCTTGATAGAAAGGAGGATATTATAGAAAAAAATAGACTTCATATTATTAATGCTCATATATTACCATTAATTACGGCAGCAGGTACACTTGCTTTTGGAGTTGACAGATTAGTAAACCATAATTTACTTATTGGAGGAATAACTTTTCTTGCAATTGGATTGATAGCTATAATAGTAGTGGGAGTAAATATGTATTTTGAATTAAAACAAGATTAACGCGCATTGGTGTAGCGATAACATATCTGGCCGTCTACCAGAAGTCAGGGGTTTAACTCCCCTATGCGTGGCTAACAAAAAAAGAAAGGAGGGCATAAAATGGATTTATGGCTTATAATTTTAATTATTGTGTTGGTTATAATTTTCTTTGGTGGTGGTTTCGGATATTACCGTCGATAATAGCATAGGCACCGTTGGTTTTGGATAGCCAAATCGTCTGCAAAACGATTGAAGGTGGGTTCGAATCCCCCCGGTGTCTCTGAACTTTGAAAATTAAATATAGGGGCTTGTAGTATAACCTGGGATTACTCTGCCTTTGCACGGCAGTAATGAGGGTTCAAATCCCTCCAGGTCCACTAGAGAAATAGTGAAGGCATCGTTATCAATAACGGGAGTAGCTATTTCTCTTATAAGTCGCATTCGACTAACGGATTAAGTCAACAGGCTTTCAACCTGTTAATAGTGGGTTCGACTCCCCTATGCGACATTAAGCCCGAGTGATGGAATGGCATACATACTAGTTTCAAAAACTAGGTTTTGGTGGTTCGACTCCACCCTTGGGTATATGGGCGGGTGATGGAACTAGGCATACATACTAGCTTTAGAAGCTAGGTTTTGGGGGTTCGATTCCCCCCCTGCCTACTGTGCTTATTCGCGGATAGAAGTAGATGGCGCTGGTCTATCATATCTGCTAATATAGTGGTTGGGCTTGAGGGATTAAAACCATGAAAAGTCCGAGTCGTAAGACTAAATGGAGCCTTATTGAAAAGCGCATTAATTTCAATAATAAGCTCCTATTCCCTCGCCATTTGGATTGATAGCTCAATAGGCAGAGCGTTGGTGTGAAGTACCAGAGATATTCGTTCGATGCGAATTCAGTCCACTTAGTAGAGAGTTATCATAAGGCTCTTAGCAAAAAGGGTATTCTTGGCTCTCTACTTTAACAGGGTGTCGCCTAGTCTGGTATAATGGCCCCTGGTCTGGAGCCAGGAATAACGTAGGTTCAAATCCTACCACCCTGACCTAGAGTTTGCTTGTAGGCTTGTTCTTGTATAAAAAATCGAACCTACATTTGGGCGATTAGTTTAAGGGTAAAGCGTAGGTGTTACATACCTGAGTTAAAGGTTCGAATCCTTTATTGCCCACTATTGAAGAATGGTGTAATGGTAGCATAACAGACTTTGAATCTGTCGGTCCAAGTCCGAATCTTGGTTCTTCAGTATATAGTCCAGTGTGGCCGAGAGGAAAGGCATTCGGCTGTTAACCGAAAGTAGGAGGATTGAATCGCCTCGCAAGTTCGAATCTTGCCGCTGGAGTAAGGAGAGTTGCCAGAGTCAGGTAATGGGCCGGTTTGCTAAACCGAGACGATGTAAAAGTCACAGTGGTTCAAATCCACTACTCTCCGTATAAGTAAACTATAATAAGGAAAGCATATGAAGTCTGCTGAGAGATTGGTGTGTAGAAAGTGTGGAAGAACTTGGTTTTATTTAGATGAAAATGCAAACAGAGATTATTGCCCATCTTGTATGGACCAGAGAAGAGAAAAAGAAAAAAGGGGAGAATTAAGAAGAAAGTATAAGGCTAGAGCCGTACAAATGTTGGGAGGAAAATGCATTATTTGTGGCTACGATAAATATCAAGGCGCACTTTCTTTTCATCATGTAGACCCTAGTACAAAAAGTATAACAATATCTGATGAAAGGTCACTTAGTTGGAAAGATATGGAAAAAGAAGTTAAAAAATGTGTTCTATTATGTATGAATTGTCATAGAGAAGTAGAAGAAGGTATAACAGAATTACCCGATATCGCCTAATGGACTATGGTACTCGGCTACGAACCGGGAATAATATGGGTTCGAATCCCATTATCGGGTCTAAGGAGGTTACTATGGAAGATTGGTTAATAACTACAATAATTGTAATGATAGTTCTTGGAATATTCTTTTGGAAAGCCGAATGGTTATATAATTTAAGAAGAAAATAAGTAAGTTATGGAAGTAGTCCGGTTGGTCGAGGGCGCTGTCTTGAAAACAGTTGGTGCTAATCACACTCAGGGGTTCAATTCCTCTTGCTTCCGTAAGCGGGTATGGTATAATGGCATTATGACAGCCTTCCAAGCTGACGATGCGAGTCCGATTCTCGCTACCCGCTCTGATAATTGAGCATAGTAAGTCGAGTAATAGTAGACAAACTAGGAGAAAAATGAACATTTGGAAAGCATGGGCATTATCAAAAGGAAAAGGATTATTGTCGTATGAATATAAGAAGGAAGATATGGAGTATAAAGTAGGGAAAGTTAAGTATAGTCCAGATTATAAAAGTGACCATCTTAGTCAGTCTGAGGCTTTTAAAAAAGCAGTAGCTCCATATGTTAGGTTAGTAGAAAAGCCTTGGGGAAGCTATGAAGACCTGTTTAGAACCCCTCAATATGTAGTAAAAATTGTTAAAGTAAATCCCGGCCACAGGCTTAGTCTACAGAAGCACAATTATAGAGAAGAACATTGGTATGTAGTTGCAGGAGAAGCTGATTTGACAGCCAATTCTCAGACTGTTATACTTTATCCAGGCTATTCAGCAGATATTGAAAGAGGCGTATGGCATCGAGTGACTAACAATCAGCCTGAACTTCTGGTATTTGTCGAAATACAAACTGGCCTTTGTTATGAAGATGATATAGAAAGAATGGAAGATGACTATGGCAGACAATCTCCCATTACAGAGCAAGAAATAAAGCAAGGATTCATTAACTCTACTGAAACTGAAGAAGAAAAACGAGCCAGAAATAAAGACTTTTATGAAATGTATGGATAGATTATGAATGGAAAAGAAACTGATACTAGGAAGATTTTAGCAGATGAAGAAGAAGTTCTCTCAATTCTTAGAGAATTAGCAAAAACTACTATTTTAATAGATGATGATGAATCCCTCTATGGAGAAGTCTCAGAAGACTTAGTTATACGAGCTAAAAAAGCTTTAAGAAGAGGGGGAGGGGGAGGTTTTAGCGCAGGATAACGCAGAATTTTAAATGAACTTTACTAGAAAGGATTAACATGAAACTTCCAGCCGTTCTTTATCCCAATATTTTAATTAAAAATCTCTATCTCGATGGGCTAAATTGTAATGATGTTGCCCAAAAATTACGAGCAATTAAAGAAGGTCTATATCCCTGGTTGCAACAAGATGATATGAAACCATATGTTGAGCCTATCAAGAATGATATAGAATGGATTATTCCAGAATTAGAAGATTTAAGTGCTAGATTAGGAGCAGCAGCTATAGCTCTAGAACAGGGTAAAACTGCTGAAGAATCATATGAACTTTACAACCGTTTACGTCCTAGATATGCAGAGATAGATTATGACTTGTCTGAAATTGATAATAGATGAAACTCTTCCAGAAGGAGAAATTATCTTAGATAAAGAAAAAGAAATCCTTTTAGTAAGAAGCATGGAAGATTGGTTTAAATTTATGAAGGAATATAATGATGACTGACTTAGCAGTACAACTAATTATAGACGAACTTCGTACCCGTCTATTTGAAGCGGAACAGCGAATAGATGACCTCAAAGAAGAGAATCTTGGGCTGAAATATGGCCTGGAAGAATGGAAAAAGCAAACCATAGGATTGCAAAATCTTTTAGCAGAACGTGATGAACGACTAATGTTGTTAGAAGAAGCAGCGAAAGCAACGGTAACTATGGCAACTGCCGGTGGATATCCTAATATTGATGAATTACAAGCTGTTCTGGAGATTAAAAATGAATCCTACAGTTAAACAAATAATAGAAAAATGGCTTAAAGCCAATGGATATACTGGCTTATTCAATCAAGATTGTGGGTGTGAACTGGATGATTTAATGCCTTGTGCTGGCTGGGATAATGGTATAGACCTTTGTAGAGCCGGTTATAAACATACTTGTGATGGTGGTTGTGAAGAATGTTATAGAAATGAATATTGTGATATGGACTTTGAATTTAGTAATATGTATATTTCAGGAGAAAAATGAAAAGCTTCATTCATTTTGATGATATGACTTGGCCTAATCCTCTTGACCCATTAGAAATTGAATGGAAACTATGCTATGCTCCAGATAGAGAAACTCAAATAGTAGCTGCTTCTTATATAGCAGCTTATAAGCAACTTATTTCTGACACGCAAAAAAGTAGAAACTATAAGTGCCAAAAAATAAAGGAGCTTATGAATGGATGAAAAAGCAGAAATAAAGTTATTAAGAAGAATAGAAGTAGTTGCGGAAGAACTATATAAAGCCTTAGATGACTCTGAGTATACTATTGGAAGAATGTCTACTTTAGCGCGCGCTCATGAAATGTATTCTGAAGTATCTTATCGGCCAGCTATGAAAAAACTCCGTAAATTGCTCGGAGAGTATGAAGAAAAGTTCTTCAAATGATTTTTTGTAAGCATGATTATCAATTTGTCTGTAATATCTACGGAGACTGGATAATTTTTGTAGCCAACTGGAACCGTTCTTTATGGAAATGTAGTAAATGTAGCAAATATAAGTTCAGACCAGAACTAGTAAGGAGAAATAATGGATGAGGAATTAAAAAACTTTATCATAAAAGAACGCGAAAATGCTTATGATGAATATGAAAAGCATAGTGTTCGTATGGGATATGCCACTGGGTATTGGTTTGGTTATCTAGATGCTCTTAATGCTATTTTGAAAGAGGTTAATAAGCCTTTAGTTACTCTTTGTGATAACACCATTCATGTAGAATCTCGCATAGACCCTGATGAAATGGCTAAATTAATTGTAGATGGTTTAAAACTAAGAGAAGATTTTTTAAAAGAGCAGGAATCTACTAGAATAACCCCTGAAGAGCTACATCGGGAATATAGAGGGATGGGATTTGATTAATGGAATGGGTAGTGCTGATAATAATCCTTTTGGTGATACTGCATAGAATTCCCAAAAAACCCAAGAAAGTAAGTGACCGTAAAGATAGATTCTACAGATTCATGGGATATAAGTAATGGTCTTCTACTTATTTTTTGTTATTTTTGCAGTTTGGTTTTTAATTAAATATACCTTACCTAAATGGACACTTATAATCGTAGGAGTCCTGATAAATTCCGTGTTTTTAGCTATAAATGGAGTATAATGTTTAAAGGAGTCTGTAAAGAAAAGGGTTTTTATTGCAGATGTATCGGCTGCGAGAATAAAGAATGCAACTTTAAATACTGTAATCTAGACAAATGCCCAGTAGGAGCTTGTATTAATCATAGTGAGTATAAGAGGAAAGATGGCAGCGACAAAAGCAGTTAAGAAAAAGCATTGGTATCTCATTACTATAACTAGTTGTGAGCTATGTTCGGCAGGAGAAACTATTCGTACTCGTATGTATGGAGAAAAACCAAAAGACCCAAAAGAAAGACGAGAATACTTCTATTTTGCCTGTGATAGTCACTTTCTATAAAGGAGAAAAATGAAAGCAATAGAACAATATAAATGTGAGATTTGTGGGGGAGTCTATAGTACTCCCGCGCAAGCAGAAAACTGTGAAGCCAAGCATAGCAAAATCATAAGTACAGAAGTAATGTTCCAGCCTAACCATGTAGAACCTAGCCAAGTAAAGATAGTGACTGAAGGTAAGGATGGAAAGAGAAAACAGAAAACCTATGGTCTTTATAAGAACTGGTATTAAGGAGTAAAGAATGTATGTAGGATATTTCTTAGAAATTGAGCAACATCTGGCGGCGGCTAAATTCGGTGTCTATCTAATACAAGACGGCTGTAGTGAAGAACTAGAAGAAGTATTAGAAAGTCTAGAAAAAGCTAAGATAGCACTAAGAGACTTAACACTAGAGCTAGAAGCAAGCAAGTGAAATACCATGCTTATTTTAACTTTCGTACTGGTTATGTAGATGTTTTCACTAGTGACGGCATGAAATATCAGGTTACTCTGGAGATAATAAAAATGCATAGGCTGGCTAGAATGGACTCAGAAGGATATCGTGGTGCAATCTTATTAACTCCAGAAGAAGTAGCTATAGAATTAGTAAAAAGAATCAGATACTAGAAAAAAGTGGTTATCCTATAAGAATCAGATACAGTAAAATTAAGGTTATCCTATAAACAGGTAGCCGCTGCGGTACTCACCGCTTGGTTTAATGGTACGCTCCTTGTACCATTGTGCGGCTCGCGCTTCGCTCGCGAGCAAGCGGTACAAGAGCCGGGAGCGCTCGCGCGCTCGCGCTTGCTCCCGGCTCCAATCATGTAGCGCACCGCTCTTGCGTATGCGGTGCGGAGATCGCCGCTCCCGCTCTAAGCGAGCGGTGCGAGAATGACGGTATACAAGCCGGTAGACTTGCTCCGCTTGATACTGGCGGTAGCTTTCGCTCCCGCGCTTTCGATTGCCGCTTGCGCGGCCTTGAGAGCCGCAACCGGCTCCGTGCTCACGCCGTTAGGCTGTACCGCAACCGGCTTGCCCGTTTCGGCAAGCTTGGCAAGTAGAGCGCTCCAGTCGCGCGCTGGCTTACCTCTTCCCGGCTTGCTGTACTCTTCCCAATCACTAAGCATAGATACCTCTTTTCCGTGCCGCTCCAATCGGCACTATAAGCCGAGAGCCGGTTTCCCGGCTCTCGCTCTTGCGTGTTACTTGTATATAGCACGGCTCCGCTCGCGCTAGTACATTTTGCAACCGGCTCTAGATATCAAGGCCCCATTTACTTACGAGCCGCGCGTGCCGCTCTTGTGCCTCTTGCCGCTCTTGCTCGTGCGCTCGCTCGTACCTCTTCCGCCATGCGGCTCTAGCTCGCTCGCTTTTGAGCGCGGGAGCGCGAGCCGGTATGCTGGCGGGAGATCGCCGCATA